TGGACGACTGCCCACTTCTGTTACTTCTGATCCCTCAGTTAGGGCAATGCGTGAGTTGGCTTACTTACCGAAAGGAAAGATGGATCCCCATGAAGTACCAGACAGTGATCCAAGAGTAGCAGCAAGATGATTGATACATCACCAAGTTCTATAAGAGTATTTTTTATTATTGTTTTATCAATTACTTGGTTGATAATTTTTAACTTACCAACAGAGGATCATTAATGATTTTTTTATCACAACCATCAGTATATCATTTACCAGGAACATGGGAGAAACAACCCATGATTCACCATCTTAATTTAACACCAGAACAAGGATTTATATTATTCTTTGGTTTACTTCTTTTTGGTTTAGTTGGATGGGGATTGTATCTTACATTCGGCACAGGAGGTAAAAAACTTAGAGATTCTATTGATGAACATGCTAAGATGCATGAACTAGGTATTGCACATGGCCATGGGGGAAATAAGGAGGCATATGAGATGTCAGGTAAATTAAAACACACTCACGAAAAATGATTTTTTTAATATCAATAATGTCATTCGCAAATTTTGTATTCTATCCATTAGTAGTGGGTACAATTGTTGCGGTAATTATTGAACAAATTCTTAGACAGACAGGTAATGCATATGATCCTGAAGCAGTCAAGAAGGTAACGATTGCTATGGGAGTACGAAAGTATCTTTGGAGACAAGCATGGTTGTTTAATATCATCTGGTTCTTAGGATATGGTATTTTATTAATAGTTAACAGACCAGGACAACATCCAATGCCTGACATGATCTGGCAAGGTTAAATGAATCCTATAACTGACATAGTATTTTTTCTGACATGGGTTTTTCTTTTTATATGGGCTATTAAAACCATGTTAAGGGGATGGGATGTTATGAGTAAAAGTTCCCCTCCTCCTACTGGAATATGGACAACACAAGTAAAGAAACCAGTTCATCCTGAAATGATTGATGTGGAACCAGGTACGGAATTGATGGGAGTAAATTTTGATGATAAAAAAGATGATCTTTTGTTACAATCATTACAAGATCGTATCGAAGAGTTGGATAATAAGGAAGAAGAAGATGATGATGACGATGGGGATATAATTGTTCGTGTCTAATACTTGACTACATAACCTATATCTAGTATAATATAGGGGTACATTAATTAGAGCAATGACTCTTTTAACAAAATTCAAGAAAGATCTAGACACTTTACGTGCTGCTGTCAACAAGGAGGTTTATCTCGACGTAAAAAATCCAAAACTTTATAAAAAGATTAAGAGGTACTATCAGAATGAAGTAGTTCTTACTGGGGAAGATCCAGATGCTGATTATGCAGTGATTCTTGAATGCATTGCTGAAGATTTACAAGGAGAAAGAGTATGAAGATTCTAATTGCGTCACTTATTGCAATCAGTTCTGTCTCACCTGCTTTTGCAGATGATTATCAAAGAGGTTATTCATCTTCGAAGACTTGTTATAAGTCAGAGTATAGAGAAGAGTATATACCAGGTACGGAAGATGATCCTGGTTATGTTAGATCTTGGAAGGAAACTATAGAGTTCCCTTGCCAGAATAATAGTGCTACTATTCAGAGACCTACAAGAACAGTAGTGGAGAGACATTATGAAGTTGATGATAATGATTGCACTGATGGTAAAATTGCTGGTGGTATTTTAGGTGGTGGCCTTGCTGCTGCTGTATCAAGAGGTGATGGACGTTGGTGGGCAATTCCATTAGGAGTAGTTGCTGGTAGTAAAATTGGATGCGATGCTGCTGGAGGATGATATGAATGTTCTACTTGAAAGGTTCCCTTATCGTTATGTTGAGAATGGAACTTTAGAAAACGGTAAACCAGATTTCCGTATTCAAAAAATGGATAACTATTCTCCTAGATGGAAAGATATGTATCTATGTGATAATGGTATGCAGTTAACCACTGCTATGGAAGATTTTGAGTACACTAAATGGTTAGATCCTGCTGGTGTTCCTTGCTATACTAAAGGTGATTATTATGAGTGAAGAATTTACACGCATTGCCAATTCACTTGAAAGAATTGCTAATGCATTAGAGCATTTGCATATTGAGAAGATTGATCATGCTCACATAGATGACATCGGTGAGATACATGGTGATGTAGTAACCCATCCTAAACAATTTTAATTATGCCTAAACAACAGAAACTTAAGTTTACTATTCGTCAAGATGGCACTGTTGCTGAAGAAGTTTTCGGCACGGTTGGTAATGAATGTGAAAATATAACTAGATCTATAGAAGAAAAACTTGGTAATGTTACTTACGTAGAACCAAAACCAGAATACTATCAACAAGAAAATGTCACACTTCAGCACGATAAAAACGTCAATAAAACATAAACCTGAATTAATAGAAGCACTTCAACTTCTACAATATGTTGTAGAAGAAGATGTTAAATTAGAAAATCCTCTTGATCATCAACATAAACAGTGGCAGGTTGATGTTGCTGTGGGCGATGACATTGGATTTAGATGGAATGGATCTGAGTATGAATTGGTTACAGATTTAGAAACATGGAAACAACCCTTTCCACCAAAAAGGTTTCTAGATAAACTTACACAACAATATGCTCGAATGATCATTCATAATGAAGCTAAGGAACAGGGGTTCCAAGTTCAGGAAGAATGGGAGATGGATGATAATTCTATAGAATTAACGGTGACTAGATGGGTATAGTATGAAAGAAGAAAGACCTTGGGGTTGGTATGATGTAATTGATCAAGGCAATCGTTATAAAGTAAAGAGTATAGAAGTTAATCCTAATGCAAGTCTTTCTTTACAGAAACATTTGCATAGGGCAGAACATTGGGTAGTTGTAGAAGGTACTGCTCAGATAGAAGTTGATGGAAAAATATCTATAATAAAAGAGAATGAAAGCACATATATACCATTAGGTTCAAAGCATAGACTATCAAATCCTGGTAAGATACCATTAAGAATTATTGAAGTGCAAAGTGGTTCTTACTTAGAAGAGGATGATATAGAACGTTTTGATGATAATTATGGGAGATCATGATGTATAAAGGTATTATCTTGGCTGGAGGAAGTGGAACTCGCCTTCATCCATCATCATTAGTAGTATCTAAACAGTTGATGAATGTATATGATAAACCTCTCATATATTATCCATTATGTACTTTAATGATAGCAGGTATTAAGGATATACTTCTCATTACAAATGATAATCAAGTAGATCAGTTTGAGAGATTGCTTGGAGACGGTTCCCATTTGGGTGTAAACATAACATATAAGGTACAGGATAATCCAAATGGATTACCAGAGGCATTTGTAATTGCCGAGGATTTTATTGGTGATGATAATGTTTGTATGGTATTAGGTGACAATATTATTTTTGGTAATAACTTAGATAGTATATTAAAAGAATCTCAGAAGGAATCAGGAGCCACTATTCTTTCATATCCAGTGAGAGACCCAGAAAGATTTGGTGTCATTGAGTTTGAGAAATATGATGAAGGGAATGTGGTATCTATTGTGGAGAAACCAGAGCATCCAAAATCCAATAGAGCATTAATTGGTATATACTTTTTTGATAATAGATGTATTGAGTATGCAAAACAATTAAAACCTTCTAATAGAGGAGAGACTGAGATTATTGATCTATGTAAGAAGTATCTGGAGGATGATAAACTAAATGTAAAAAATCTAACCAGATCAATGACTTGGATAGATGCAGGAACATTTGACTCTCTTCTTTTAGCATCTAATTTTGTGGCTAATTGTGAACAAATACAATCTTATAAAGTATCCTGTCCAGAAGAAGTTGCATATAAAAATAAATGGATAGATGGAAAACATTTATTAAAAATAGCAGAGTCCTATCCTAAGAGTGGGTATGGTGATTACCTTGCAAGTATTGTAGAGGATTATTGATGACTATTTTTGTTACTGGTGGTGCAGGATTTATTGGAAGTAATTTTGTACATTACTTATCATCGAAAGGATATGAAGATGTTGTTATTCTTGATAAACTCACCTATGCTTCTGATAAAAAAAATTTATATCCATTAGATTATCCTTTGGAGTATATTGATATATCATCTAGGTATGTTACTAATGGTGCTCTAACAAGATTATTTGAGAAGTATAAACCAAAGGCTATATTTCATTTTGCTGCTGAAACACATGTAGATAATTCTATTAATGATCCAGATCCTTTTATCCAATCTAATATTTTAGGAACCATTCATCTTCTTAACCTATCAATGAAACATGGAGTAGAGAAGTTCCATCATATTTCTACTGATGAGGTGTATGGTTCATTGGGATATAATGAGGCATCTTTTACAGAGACCACACCTTATGATCCACAGAATCCTTACTCAGCATCTAAGGCAGCTAGCGATCATTTTGTAATGGCCTTTCATAATACATATGGTCTTCCAACTATCATTACTAATTGTTCTAATAATTATGGTCCTAGACAGAACGTAGAAAAATTAATTCCTAAGACCATTACAAATATTTTAGATGGGAAGAAGATACCTGTGTATGCTCAGGGTCAAAATATAAGAGATTGGATTTATGTTGAGGATCATTGTAAGGGTATTCTGGATGTTTTTAATGGTGGTAAGGTTGGAGAGAAGTATAATATTGGTGGGGAATGTGAGGTTAAAAATATAGATCTTGTCAGAACTATCATTAAATTGATGGGAGCAAGTGAAGATTTGATAGAGTTTGTTAAAGATAGACCAGGTCATGACTTGCGGTATTCGATTAGTAATGCTAAGATAAGTGAGGAATTAAATTTCTCCCCTCAACATAGTCTTGAAAAAGGATTGTTAAAAACAATAAAATGGTATGAAAGTAGAAGAAACTAGTCTGGTTGATGCCTTACTCATTACTTTAGATAGGTATGATGATCAGAGAGGATTCTTTATGGAATCCTATAATGAGCAAGAAATATCCAAGCAACTTGGATATTATGAATTTGTTCAGGATAATCATTCAAAATCATCTAAAGGTGTATTAAGAGGTCTTCATTATCAGATAGATAAACCTCAAGGAAAATTAGTTCGATGTACTCAAGGATCTGTTTATGATGTACTTGTAGATCTTAGAAAACATTCAGAAACTTTTGGAAAGACTTTTGGAATTGAACTAGATAGACCAGAACTGTTACTCTGGTCTCCTCCAGGATTTGCTCATGGTTTTTATACCATGACAGATACAGCAGAGTTTCAGTATAAAACTACTGATTATTATCATCCATCATCTCAGAGGACTTTAATGTGGAATGATTTAGATATTGAATGGCCTTTCTCTCAAGATCCTGTTCTTTCTCTTAAAGATAGTAGAGGTCAAACGTTTGAAGAGTGTGACAAGTATGACTAAAGTTGCTTTAATAACAGGTATTACAGGACAGGATGGTTCTTACCTTGCAGAATTTCTATTAGAGAAAGGGTATGAGGTACATGGAATTGTCCGTCGTTCTTCTTTAATTAATACTCATAGGATAGATAACATTTATCCACAATTAAAATTACATTATGGAGATCTAACTGATGCCACTAATATTATTAGTGTCATTAAGAAGGTCGAACCTGATGAGATATACAATCTAGGTGCTCAGAGTCACGTCAAAGTTTCTTTTGAGACACCAGAATATACCGCACAGGTGGATGGTTTAGGAACTCTCCGTGTTCTAGAAGCAGTTAGACTTCTTGGTATGGAAAAGAAGACACGTATCTATCAAGCATCTACATCAGAACTATATGGATTGGTTCAGGCAGTACCTCAAACAGAGACTACTCCTTTTCATCCACGTTCTCCATATGGAGTTGCTAAACTTTATGGGTATTGGATAATCAAGAACTATCGTGAGGCATATGGTATGCACTGTAGTTCAGGTATTCTTTTTAATCATGAATCACCACGTAGAGGTGAGACTTTTGTAACTCGTAAAATTACACAAGGGTTATCAAGAGTATCATGTGGTCTGCAAGAGTGCATAGAACTAGGAAATCTTAATGCTAAGAGGGACTGGGGACATGCAAAAGATTTTGTCGAGGCAATGTGGTTAATGTTGCAACAAGATGAACCTGATGATTATGTGATTGCTACTGGTGAACAGTATTCAGTAAGAGATTTTGTCAATAAGGCTGCACCTTTATTTGGTTTAAAAATTGAATGGATGGGTGAAGGATTAGATGAAGTTGGATATGACTGGGGTACTAAAAAAACGGTCATCAAAGTTAATGATAGATACTTTAGACCATCTGAAGTTGAGTCTTTGTTAGGTGATGCTACCAAAGCAAAAGAAAAATTGGGTTGGGAACCCAAAACAACATTTGATCAATTAGTTGAGGACATGGTAATTTATGGACAGTAATAGTAAAATTTATGTGGCAGGTAATACAGGACTAGTAGGTTCTGCTATTATTCGTATGCTTAAGAGTAAGGGATATACTAATATTCTTTCTACTCCACATAGTAATTGGGATTTGAGATCTCAAGAAGATGTTAATAGGTTTTTCAGGATTAATAAACCTGATTACGTTTTCCTTGCTGCTGCTAAGGTAGGTGGTATAGGAGCCAATAGTGAACAACCTGCCGATTTCATCTATGATAATCTGATGATTCAGACTAATATTATAGATGCTTCTTATCGTCATGGTGTTAAGAAACTATTATTCCTTGGTTCATCATGCATATATCCTAAGTTTCCTAAGATGCCTATCACCGAAGATCAGTTAATGACTTCTGAATTAGAACCCAGTAATGATGCTTATGCTATTGCTAAAATTGCGGGTGTTAAAATGTGTCAGGCATATAGAAAACAATATGGATTTAATACTATTGCTGTAATGCCTACTAATCTATATGGGCCTGGAGATAATTTTGATCATAATTCATCACATGTGCTTCCAGCAATGATATCAAAGTTTGATGGTTCACTTGATAAGAGTGAGCATTGGGAAGTTGTTTTATGGGGTGATGGAACACCTATGCGTGAGTTTTTGCATGTTGATGATTTAGCAGAAGCATGTTATACTTGTATGGAAACCTATGATGATTCTGAATTGATTAATATTGGTACAGGTGAAGATGTGACTATTAAGGAACTTGCTGAAACTATTAAGGATGTGGTAGGTTATAAAAATAGTATCAAATGGGATACAGATAAACCAAATGGAACTCCACGTAAAGTTCTTAATGTAGATAAGATTAAGTCATTAGGTTGGGAACCTAAGATTAGTCTTAGAGAAGGTATTGAATCAACATATCAATGGTATAAGGAAACTTTAGTATGAAAAATTTAGCATTAGTCTTTTGTTCTATTAGACCAACTCAACTCACCACACATGTAGGTGATTATAGAGAAGAAGAGTATTTTAAAACTGTTCAGCAAATTGAAAGGGTTCTTCCCGAATCATATGACATGGTTGTTGTAGAAAATACAATAGACGATCCAAGTGAAATTAAAAATCCTGATGCACGGGAGTATTTTTCTAACTTAGAAATTATTTCATTGGGAAGTGGTAAGAACATAGGTCAAAAGAATAAAGGTTGTGGGGAATTGGTAATGCTTAATGAAGCATTAAATCAATTAGATGTTGATCAGTATGAAAATATTTCATATGTAACAGGGAGAAGGTTGTGGTCTTGTCCTTATTCATTTGAGAGAACTGCCAGTTCTAAAGGTGCTGTTATGGTTCAGAATTGTCATGTTTATTTTGATGGAACAGTTAGGTGTAATGAGAAGAATAATTTTAATGATACTTATTTTTCTATGAAGACTGATGACATGAAAGGATATGCTGCCTATAGTATGGATAGGTTAGATGAACTCTCTGATAAGCATATTTCTTCTGAGATAAATCTTTATGAGTTTGTTCATGAAAAGAATCTTTCATATGAGATACTTGATTGGTTGGGTATTGTTCGTAACGAATGGGAACGAAGTGGTAATACTAGAGACCTAAACAACTTCCATGTTTGCTAAATTAAAATGAAAATCAGAGACACTATGTTACCTGTTCTTCGACCTGTTGGTGGTGAAGAAGAAGTAAATGCAATAAGAGAATCAATAGAGAGTGGTTGGTGGGGTAAAGGCCCTAAGGTTGCTCAGTTTGAGAAAGAGTTTGCTGAGTTAGTAGGTGCTAAGTATGCAGTAGCAGTTAATAGTGCTACCAGTGGACAAGATTTAGTCTTTAAAGCACTGGGAATTAAGGATTGTGATATTATGAATCCTACTATTTCCTTTATGACCACTGCTGTTGTTCCTCTATGGAATAATTGTACATCTAATATTGTAGATGTAGATCCAGTCACAATGTGTCTTGATCCAGAGGATGTAAGAAAGCATTTAAAACCAAATACCAAGGCAATCATTGCGGTCAATCAGGCAGGTGTTCCTGCTCCTATAGATGAGATTCGTAAGTTCTATGATGGATTTATCATGGAAGATTGTGCACACAGTTGCTATACACCTGGTGCAGGTACAAAGGGTGATGTTGCTGTCTGGTCTTTCCAAGCAGTTAAAACAATGCCTTGTGGTGATGGTGGTATGATTACTACTAATGATAAGGATCTATATGATAAGTTAGTTCCTATGACTTGGCTAGGAATTTCTAGTACATTTTCTAGAGTTAAAAAGGATGATGGCCTAACGGGTAAACCAGGTTATTCTTGGGATTATGAAGTTGATATGTTGGGATATAAATGTTATATGATTGATCTTCAGGCAGCAATTTGTCTGGAGCAGATGAAGAAGTTGCCTAAAAATTTAGAACTACGTAGACATATACAGAAGAGATATAATGAAGAGTTGAGTGATCTTATTCAACCACCTCCACACAGTGAGACTGTTCAGTATTATTGTGCTAAGGTAGATCCAAATCATCGTGATCGTCTCATAGATTACCTTGCGACTAAGAAGATACATACTAGTGTACATTTTAAGCCACTCCATTTGTATAATGTTGTCAAGGATATGAATCAACGTGATTATCCTGTGGCAAATAAAGAATGGAAGAGACTAATTAGTTTACCATGTCATCCTGGTATGAATGATGAGGATATTGATTATGTTATCTATTGGGTTAAAGAATATTTTGCTGAGAATAAACATACCACTATTACTGATGATTATATAATTCATCACGGTGTTGTTTTTGAGGATAGGAACTGATTATGTATATTAATCAATATAAAATTGATGGAACTATTAATTTAGATTCTCATTATTGTTTTGGGAATAAGAATTCATACCCAAGATTTCAAGAAAAGTTAGAAGAGTTTAAATCACTTCTTATAGATCTTGTAGAGAAAGGTGAGAGTAAAACTTTTTATAAATTTGGTGATGGAGATTATTACTTCTTACAAAAAAAGGCTGTTGGAAGTGCCACACCTGGTAAAAGAGCTTTAGGAAAACCTTATGATGAAATTGATCATCAGGCATTTGTAGATGGTGCACAGTTATGTGATTACTATACATGTGAAATTTACCCAGAGAATATGGAAAATTTTGCCGAAGTAATTGATAGAAAGATTGATTTCCCTGCTGAGTATGGTTATGGTTTGGTTGCTAACAAATGGTTACTACAAACCTTTGCTGGAAAGATAGGATTACTTGGTGCTAATACTAAGTTAAATATTATCGAAAATATTATAGAAGCACCTCAGTATCAAGACTATATTGGTATAGAAAAGTTTGAGGACTATGTTACTATCCCTCAGAAATTTGCTTGTGATGATCTTGACGCAACAGAAAAAATGGTTGGAGAACAACTTAAAAATTCTACCTCTAAAATATTCTTAGTGGGTATAGGTCATGTTAAGTCAGGACTCCTACATAGGCTTAGTAAGTATACTGATGCAGTTTTTCTTGATGTTGGATCATCTATAGATGCTATTGCAGGAATTATTGATATCAACCGTCCTTTCTTTGGTGATTGGACTAACTATCAAATAGATGAAGATCCCATTTATAATGGTGTAGATTATCTTCAGTATAATAGAATTGGTAAAGAAGTTATTCTAGAGAGAACAGAAGAATGAAATTAAAGCATAATATAGAAATAACCCCAAGGGTAGGGTGTTCTAATGTATGTGAATATTGTCCTCAATCTACCTTAATTAAAAGGTATAGAGAGAGGATTGGTTCTGATAAAGATACCATGATGTCTTTAGAGACATTTAAAAAATGTATTAGTACAATTCCAAAAGATATTGGATTAAATTTTACTGGATATGTAGAACCATTTCTTAATCCAGATACTGCTGAAATGATATTACATGCACATGAGAGGGGATACAGTATTCTATTGAATACTACTCTCGTTGGATTGAAGAAAGAAGACTGGATGAGAATACGTAATATTCATTTCAGAGAACTTCATATTCATCTACCTTCATTTTCATATGAGGAAATGATAGGAGTTAAAATTCCAGTAGAAATGTATGAGCATAATGGTAAAAAGATTAAAAGACTTAGTGAATCGTATTATGATATGTTAAATTTCATTATACAGAATCCTGGAAATGGATGGGGTCAGTATAAAAATGATTATCATTGTTTGGGTGATCTTCATCCAGAACTTCATGATTTACGAAATCATTTTTATGTTGGTGAAAGAGAGATTAATAGTAGAGCAATGAATATTTTGCTAGAGAAAAAGGGTAAGGTTCCTGATGAAATAAACATTAGGGGTAATTGTTCTAGAGTTTATCAGAATGTTCTCTTACCAGATGGTTCACTGTCTCTTTGTTGTCAGGATTATGGTCTTGATGAAATAATGGGTAATTTATTAGAGAATACTTGGGAAGAGTATATAAATTCTGAACATGTTGTAGAGGTCAGAAAAAATGGTTCAGACCTTTGTGATTACTGTGAGGAAGGTTTAGATTATAGAGATGATGAGAGTTGGCAAGCATGGCGTAGACCAGGACAATTAAGTTAGATAATGTCAGCTACTTTGGTTACTGCTCTCTATGATATAAACAGAGAGTATGATGGAGATGGAAGAAAATTTAGTGAGTATCTTTCATGGTTTAAAGAGACCTTAAAGATACCCACTTCTATGGTGGTTTATGTCGATCCTTCGTTGGTCGATTTTGTTTTTGATAATAGGAAAGACTTACCAACTGTAGTTATACCCCAACAATTAGATGAGGTTCCTTATTATTTTCTAAAAGAAAATATTGATATCATTCTTAATTCTTCTGAGTATAAAGAAAGGATAAGTGATCCTAAAAGATTGGAATGTACAAATTCTTTATACAGTATTATAATTTTCTCTAAGTTCCAATGGGTCAAGAGAGCTATTGAGGAAGATCATTTTAATTCAGATGTTTTCTTATGGTTGGATGCAGGTCTGTCAAGACTTTTCTATGAAGTCCCATTAACAGATCCATACCCATCAACTAATGCATTGGGTGCTTTTGAATTTAATAAGGATAAAGCAATCATTCAGACTTCTATGACTTACTATCCAGATCTGGTAAATGCTAATGGGTGTAGTGAAGAATATTTTTGGGACAATAGGAGTTGGGTCATGGCTGGATTATGGGGTGGGTATAAAGAACCTATGATAAAATTTTGTGACTTGATTGATGATACATTGCAAAATAAAATGATTGGTGGTAGAATGATTAATAATGAACAGATTGCGATGGCATATGTTTACAAAAATAATCCTGAGTTATTTCTAGCATTTGAGAATGTTGCAACTATGCATAGGGATTATGAATTTATTCAGGAGTTGTCAAGATGAGGATAGCACTTATTGGACCAGGTATTATGCCTATTCCACCCACAGGTTGGGGTGCTGTAGAGATATTGGTGTGGGATCAGAACTTAGCTCTAAAGGAGTTGGGTCATGAAGTACAAATCATAAACACACCAAAACCAATTGAGATTATTCAACAAATAAATTCATTCAAACCTGACTTTGTTCATATTCAGTACGATGATTTTATTGAGGTTTATCCTTACATCCAATATCCTTGTGCTATCACCAGTCATTATGGTTATCTAGAACAACCTACTAAGTGGGGATATTATGGTGATAGAATTGTTAAACCATTTCTGAATATAAAACCAAGAGTTTTTTGCCTTTCTGAAGGTATTAAGAAGGTCTATAATGATATATTAAAGATACCAGAAGATAGGTTATTCGTTACACCTAACGGAGTTAATACTAAAGAATTTTCTGTAAAAGATAATCCAAAATATTCTCACTGTAGTTTATATCTTGCCAAGATAGATTATCGTAAGAGACAATATATGTTCCAGTCAATAAAGAGTTTGTATTATGCTGGTAACAATGCTGATCCTAGATTTGATACCAGTAAAAATTATCTTGGTGAGTGGTCTAAGGAACAGTTGTATAAAAATTTAACTGAGTATGGTAATCTTGTATTATTATCTGATGGTGAGGCACATCCTTTAGTTTGTATGGAGGCCCTTTCTGCTGGATTGGGTGTTGTGGTAACTGAATGGGGTGCTGCTAACTTAGATGTGACAAAAGATTTCATAACTGTTATTCCTGAGAGTAAAGTTTCTGATATTGCATATGTACAATCTCAAATTATAAACAATAGAAGTTATTCTGTTGAGCATCGTCAGGAGATAATAGAATACTCTAAACAATTTGATTGGGTAAATGTAATTAAAGATGTTTATATTCCTATTGTAGAAAAAATTGTAAGTGAATCTAAATGACTAAAGACCTTTGTTTAGTAACTGGTGCTGCTGGTTTTATTGGATCTAATCTTGTAGATCATTTGTTGGAGCAGGGATGTTCAGTTGTATGTGTTGATAATGAAAGTGCTGATAATGATAACTTTCATTGGAACAAAGCTGGTGCTTGTATTAATGTTACTGCTGATGTAACTGACTACAATCAAATGAAGAACTTGTTTCATAGTGTCAAGTACGTTTTTCATTTGGCAGCAGAGTCAAGAATGCAACCTGCAATTAACAATCCTATTGAGGCTATTCATAAAAATTGTGTGGGTACTACTGTAATGCTTCAGTGTGCAAGGGAATGGGATGTTAAGAGATTTGTATATTCTTCTACCTCATCTGGTTATGGTAATAATCCTTATCCTAATGTGGAGACACAACCAGATGATTGTTTAAATCCTTATTCAGCATCTAAAATTGCTGCTGAAAAATTTTGTAAGATGTATTATAATCTCTATGGGTTAGAAACAATATCATTGAGATATTTTAATGTCTTTGGGGAAAGATGCCCTACAAGAGGTCAGTATGCTCCTGTAATAGGTATATTTGATAGGCAAAAAGAATCGGGTGAACCTCTTACAATCGTTGGTAATGGATCTCAGAGAAGGGATTTCATTCATGTAAATGATGTTGCCAAGGCAAATTTTTTAGCTGCAACTACACCTTTAGATAAAAAATATTTGGGTGAGGTATTTAATGTGGGGAGTGCGAAGAATTATTCTGTTAAGCAGATTGCGGATGCAATATCAGATAATCAAATTTGTATTCCTGAAAGGCAAGGTGAGATGGACATCACTCTTGCTGATATAACTAAGATAGGTGAAGTCATAGGATGGAAACCTGAGATTGATGTATTGGATTGGATTAATAGCAGATGATTGGATTTAATCATTTAGGTAGATTGGGACGTTGTGGTAACCAGATGTTTCAGTATGCTGCTTTGAGAGGCATTGCAGCAAAGAATAATACTAATTTTTGTTTCCCATATTATAATGATGAGGTAAATGATGGATTGGGTAATATGCTCAAGACAGAATTGTTTGATTGTTTTAAGATGGAATCAGTTTCTGAGTTAAACATTCAATCCATTGATTCTCAGAGACCTCTTGTACCTGAAGAGACATTTACTTTTAATGAAAAATTATTTGAGTGTCCTGATTGGGTATCTCTTTGGGGTTTCTTTCAGTCAGAAAGATATTTTAAAAATGTAGAAGAAATTATTCGTAAAGATTATATATTTAAAGATGAGATATTAATTCCATGTAAGGAAATGATGGATGGTGTATTGGGAGATGATAAAGCAATAGGATTACATATTCGTAGGACAGATTATCTCACAAATCAAAATCATAATTTTGTTGGGTTGGATTATTATAAAAAAGCGTTGTCAATGTTTGACGATAGTACTAATGTATTAGTATTCTCTGATGATTCAGATTGGTGTCACAGTGAACCTATGTTTGCTGATGATAGATTTATGATTTCTGATAACGATAATGGATATGTTGATATGTGTCTGATGAGTATGTGCACAGATTTTATTATAGGAAACTCAAGTTTCTCTTGGTGGGCTGCTTGGTTGGGTAATAAAGGAAAAGTAGTTGCTCCTAAGAATTGGTTTCCTGATGATAAAGATACATCTGATTTGTATTGTGATGGGTGGATTGTTGTATGAATTATATTACAGGTTCTAATGGAATGATTGGTACCAGATTTAAAGAATTGTCTATGGGTATGGGATATAAAATTGTTAGCTATAGGGATGATGTTCCTGATAATTTATTTGAGACTCATGAAAAATCTTCTTTAATACATTTGGGTTGGTCATCCACTACTCGTACAAAAGATGTTGATCAAGTAGAAAAGGATGTGGTGAATAGTCAAAAATTATTTAATTATTATTTGGATAAAAATCCTAATGGTAAAATTATATTCATATCTACTGCAGGAAATATGCATCAGAGTAAACATGGTATGGAATCTACAGAGAAATCTATACCAAATCCTGTTAGTTTATATGGAAAGAGTAAGTTAAAAGTTGAAAAAATTCTTGAAGAACTTGATTGTAAAACAGTTGTACTTAGAGTTTCTAATGTTTGGGGAAGTAAAGTAGATGAGAATAGAGTGAATGGATTGGTTGATAAATTAAGAAGTGCAGTTGATACTGATAGAGTTGTGGAAATTTATGCAAACCTTGAAACTAAAGTAGATTTAATTCATATAGATGATCTTATTCTTCTTATATTAAAGGTTATTGATATTGATTTGGATAAACAACATGACTTATTTTTGATAGGTGGGCAATCTATATCACTTTATGATATAATTAATGAGGTATCAAAGATTGGATCTTTAAATCTTAAGTTAAATCAAAGAGGAAAAGAAAAATCTTTTGTAAATATTCAGCCACTAAAGGCTGAAAAAACATTTAATTGGACACGAGGTTATTATTTGCAATGAAAGTAGCAGTAACTTTTTGGGGAACTCAATCGTATTTAAATTATCTTCCTGAATGGTATGATAGATTAGAAAAATATTTCCTACCTGATGTCGAGAAACATTATTTTGTTTTTACTGATGGTGAACTAGAAGGAATGCCAGATAATATTACTGTCATGGAGATACCTCATTATGGATTTCCAGATACTTTTTATAAAACTTTTGAGGAACTATTAAAATTAGAGGACAAGGTTTCTGATTATGATTGGTTAGTTTCTGTTGATGCTGATCTATATGTACAAGAAAAAATAACCTATGAAGAATTTTTTGATGAATCCAAAAAGTATTTTGGTGTTCATCATCCCTGTCATTATCTAAAGATGCCACCACATAATCAGCATCCTGGATCATATGATGTCAATCCATTGTCAAATGCATGTATTGATGGTAAAATAATGGACATGGATGTTTATCATCAGGGATGTCTATGGGGTGGTCAGGTGCCATACATATTTAATATGATGCGTCAGATTGATGAATGGACTAAAGAGGATGTCTCTAGGAATACTGTTGGTAGATTCTATGAAGAGAGTTATATGAACAGATGGTATCTTATGAATCGTGATGATTTAAATACACTACCACCTGACTATGCTTATCCTGAATTGTTTAAAGAACAATGTACATTCTCAAATAAGATGATGCATTTATATAAGGATAATAAATCCTTAGATAATAATCAGTGGTAATTATGAAAAAAATATTCTTTACTATACATGAAACAGTTTGGTGGTTTGTTGCTGAACTTGAGGATTGGTTATATCCATACAAGGATAGAGCAGTAGAAAAACCTTTGTGGGCAGAAGGATATAATGAGATAGAGGTTGATGAAACATCCTATATCAAATCACAATTACAAGGTAATGCTGAAAGGATTGAAAGATTACAGAGTGAGATGATTCATGTCATGAATGAACTTAGTAAATTAAAGGAAGATGGAAAAGAATAAAGCAGCATTTAAACTTAAAGGAGTTCCTCCTGTATATTATCTTAATCTTGATGAAGAACCAGAGAGAAGAATATACATGGAAGCCCAACTTAAGTATTGGGAGATAGAGGATCATACACGTATCTCTGCTTATGATGGTAGAGGTGATAGGGATTTGGGTCATATCTTAAAGGGTAGATATCCTGATGGAATGTCTTCGGGTGAAGTAGGATGCACCACATCTCATCTGAAGGCAATGAAACATTTTCTAGAAACTTCTGATGCCCCTTGTGCTCTTATGATGGAGGATGATGTTGACTTAGGAACTGCTTTTAATTGGCCTTTTTCATGGAAAGATTTCTTTTGTAAAGTTCCTTACGATTATGATGTCATTCAGTTGGCAATTATTAATCCAGCATCGATTACTGTTCAATTGCATAGAAGATATGTAAATGATTTTTCTACCGCATGTTATTTAATTACTCGTCGTCATGCTCAGAAGTTAATGGACTTACATGTAAGAGGGGATAAGTATAAACTTGACAATGGTGTGAAACCAAGAGCAGTGGCAGATGATTTGATTTATAATTCAGGTAATACATTTGCCATGCCATTGTTTTTGTATAAGATTGAGATGGGTTCTTCTATTCATACAGAGCATGTTGATTTGATTCATAAGTCAAGTCATGAAGGGTTGTGGAATTTCTGGAGACAAAATGCTGCAACCATAGAAGATTGGAATCCTTTATTTGACTATGATCCTTTTTCTGGCAGACTTCCACCAGGATTTGAGAATAAGTAATATAAGTTTACATTATGGGTGCTATAAGGCACCCTTTTTACTGTTCGGACAACCGAATGTAAACTTTCTTTACAAAACTTTATCATTGCTATATAATTATGTTACACAACTTTACAAAAGGACTCAATGACTTCATCCACTGCTAACAAGTATACAACAACTGAATATGGCAAGCAGAATATGTTTGCTGCAGAAGCACAACCTTGGATTGACCAAAACGAATCCTATGAAGGTTATGCTAAAAATGCAGAGAAAACCAATGGTCGTTGGGCTATGATTGGTTTTGTAGCACTTATAGGTGCATATATGGTTACTGGTCAAATCATTCCAGGTGTATTTTAAAATG